GACACATCTATAGCAATGTTGTACAAGAACTTATGAGTCATGGGTATGTATCTTTTTTTGTGATACATGATTGATATCAATTCAAAGGAATGCGAAGAGAAACCACTTTTCTTCCGAGAAAGAACATGGTTAAAGAACTTCTGCCAGTACTCATACATCCTAAGAACTTCTATGTTGTTTTCGTAACTCTTAGATACACACTTGCCTCCACTATCATCACTGTGAGCCATCATGGTGAATGTTGCTCCAAATTTTGGCGCTATTGCAGCTGCAAAGTACAATTGGCTAGCAGCATGCATAAGCGATGACAGGTCTCCCCAAATTCCCATAACAAAATTGAATGGTTGAGAAAAGTAATACACACCATAAGTCTCTCTCAAGAAGTCAAGGTTTCCTTTGTTGTCAAGGAAAGTCTTGTCTGATTTAGACAGCTTTGAGTGGTCAGTTTTGCTGATTCTGTTCATCCTAACTTTGACTACTGCTGACAGTCTCTTGTCTGTGAGATGCTCATCAAGCAGTAGATAGTCAGCTAAGTGGGCTGTGTTCTTGTTCTTAGCGAGGTCCCTCTTAGTCCCTGGTTTGACATAAATCCTTTTGGTCATCATCAATGCCCATACTTGATAAAACAGAGAAACAAAATTTTCAGGTAGCACTTGCTCCATGCCTTTAACGAAATAATAATATTTCCACAAGTTAGCCTTTGGAGCCCATTTAGAACAATCTAATGTAATGTATGTGGGGACACCTAAGTCATCGCTCTCAAACATCATTGAGTGAATGATCTTAGGTCTTACACTGCTAGGCTTGTGGATGAGTTCATTAGGGAAGCATTTGCATAGCATACGAAACATTTTTTCCAGACTGTTTTGCCTCAGCTTAGTTTTCATGCTCATAGTGTAAGTTTCTCTAGAACCTTTCCATTGAGCTTTGTTACCGATGTCAAAGAAAAATTGATTGTCTACCTTATCCATCTTTTCAGCAAATGTTGTGTTCACTTTCTCAATAAACTCATTGTATTCAGTAGGAGAACCCACCCAGTTGTCGAAAGTCCCTTTGATCAAATCACCGTAATCCAAATCTTCAGACACAACTATATTACCTTTCTTTCCCCAAATAGTGTCATCTTCTGTTCGCATGGCTTTGGAGGTGCCTATTTCGCTGAAGTCTCTGTTCAATATATTAT